CCACCGTTCTAGACAAATGATGACCTTCTGTTCAATCAAACGACTGAGCATGTGAATCTGCCCCGCTGTCCGTTGTGCTGCCTCATGTTCGCCCTTGGCGATCTGCTGCAACAGGATCGGAGCCAGCTTGATGATGCGCGCAGACAAATCTTCTGCCGCAAGCGCAAGCATGTCAATGTCTCGACGCAAGTCTGCGAGGGTGTCTATTGTCTTTAGACGTTGGCGTTCGCTGATCTGCTCCAACGCCAAATCACCTCGCAAACCTTCTTTCATCGATCAAGCCAATCTCTTGGTGACATCATGCTGTATTTGCTACGCGCATCTAGATCAATCTTTGACACCATTGCTTTGAAATCTTTGCAACGTTTGCACTTGTCGCATTTTATATCGCAAGGCTTGTAGACTTTACATCCAACGCTTTCGGGTGAGGGTCGGGGGGCGGCTTCAAACACTGCTTGACCAATTGCGTAGCCTCGCAATTTCAGCGCGGGCGCATTCGTAATGGGCTGGTCCCCATGACCAGCAATTTTCCAAATGCGTGATTTTTTTATACTCTTCTAATGCTTTGGAATAATTGTCAAACGCCTGCTCTTTTGCTAACGCAGCGCGTAACATTGGCGCAACCTCATCTAAAGGTTCGCCACTTTCAATTGCGCCCAGCACTAGCCGCGCTGCCTTTTCGAGTTCGCTCATATCTATCCCTCAGTTCATTACGTTGTGCCAACACACACTCAGGACGCACGCAATGGTAGTCACAAGCATGGATGTCCCGCACTTCCACAACTTGCGTTGTAAACCGATCATTTTCAAAATCGTAGAACAATCCTCTCATTTTTAGGTCGCGCACACAATCGCGCAACGTTTCCGCTGCCCTATCTCGATCAGACATCGGCAACGAAAAATCGTCTTTTCGCGCGCGCATTCGACGGGCTAAAGCAATGATTCGGTCAGTTCTAATCATTTCATCCCCGCAAGCATCACATACATCCAAGCTGCATAGACGACCACAATCGCCAACGGCAGGATGTAGTGCTGTTTGGGGAACTTGAGCTTTTCCACATGGAGCTTGGCGTAAGGCCCAAATGCCGACTTCATCGTGCGTGGTACGAATTGCTTGTTGCTCATGCTGTCTCCTTTAGTTCTCGATACCGTTTCACTGCGCTTCTCAGATCAGCTTGGGTAGACGCCTTGTCGTTTAGCGCAAGGGCCTGAGCCTGATCCAATGTTGACTGCATCAGGATGCGGTGGCAGATCACCGGCACACCTTGACCTTGGCGGCGCACCCGAGCGTTGAACTGCTCATATAGGTCGAGTGACCAATTCAACCCGAACCACACCAGGATGTGCCCGTTGTCCTGCAACCCGTCGATACCGTGACCCATCGACGCCGGATGGCCGATCATCAAAGGGCATTCCCCAGCTTTCCAGCGGCGCATGGCACTGACCAGTGACCGCTCGCTCTTACACTCGGTCAGGTTGATTGGGTTCAGATGCTTGAACCGAGTCATGATCCGCTCTGCATCGCTTCGATAAGCATAGGCGCACAGAACCGGAGAACCCTGAGCCTCATCAATGATGTCCTCCAGTGCATCGAGCTTGAGTTCATGCACCGGCTCCCATAGCGGCATGCCTGCTACGGGGTACATGGCACCGTTGGAGAATTGCAGGCACTTGTTGGTCAGCGATGCCTGATTAAACATCTCGACCGTGGTGCCACTGTCGAGCGTCAGGAAGAACTCACGCTCCATGCGCTCATACATGTCCCGCAGTTCCCCAGGCATCTCGATCTCGATGTCGTTGACCATCAGGTCGGGCAGCGGGTTGTAGTCCTCCGCACTCATCTCCAACGTGATGTCACCGATCAATGTCTTGATCTTGTCCTCAGTGTCGTCAAACGGCACCTCTTTATACGGCCCAACCTTGCGATAAAACCGTGTGCGAAACGCAGTCTTGCTGGTGCCAAGACGCTCACCACGATCCACTACCAAGAACTGACCATGTAGGTCTTTGTAGCCATTGCTGGCCGGTGTGCCGGTGAGTCCTGTAGACCAGTCGAATTGGTCTGCGATCTTGCGAAACGCTTTCACCCGATTGGTGTTGCTGTTCTTCATCTTGCTGATTTCATCCCACACGATCCCGTTAAACGGCATGGGGCGTTTCTTGGCTACGAAATAAGTTTGGATGGTGTCACTCAGCCACCCCAGGTTTTCGTAGTTGATCAGGTAGATGTTCGCAGGGCGCATCAGTGCGCGCGTGCGTTGATCGCGTGAACCTGTCAACAGACTGAACGTCAGGTCTTTAGTATGCTGCCACTTCTCAGCCTCTTGACGCCACACCAGTCGGATGACTCGGATCGGAGCCACGATGATGACGCTGCGCAAGTAGCCCACCGACAACAAGTGCGCGAGTGACGTTAGCGTGATGACAGTCTTGCCCAGTCCCATGTCGAGCCAAAGCATCGAGCTTTGCCGAGTGGACTGGAAGTTGACTGCCTTTTGCTGATACGGATGAAGCAAGTTGGGAGTTAACATGCCGCACCCCACTGCGCAGCCATCGCATCGGCAATCCCCTGATACGTCCTGCTGCGTTCCTTCCATCGAGTAGGGCTAGGTGCCATGCGATGTACGCGGGCTTCCCTACCATCCACAATGTCGGTGGGTGTAAGCGGCGGCAAATTCTTCAACCACAAGCACGTGGCTTTTGTTTCACCGTGACCAAACATCCACGGTTGTACAACCTGAGTGGGCTTGCGAATCGCGGTGCTGATGATGCTGATCGGGTTCTCTAGTGCGATTTTCTCAATTGGTGCGTCAAGTAGTTTGCGCACAAACTCAAGTGCTTTTTGCTGAACTCCGCTTTTTCTTTTTTCTTCAAAGTGGCGCGCACCGCTGACTGCAAGATGTGTGCATGGGGGATGACAGATCATCATGTCCCATCCACATTCAATAATGTCAAACACATCACCCTTGTAGTGCAGACCGGAAACTTCCGACTCCAATAGATCGCAGGACATCGCAAAGTGTCCCATCCTGCTAAAAGCGTCCCGCACTCTGCCGGAATACTCACACGCAACCAAGACGTTCATATCCCCATCACCATCAGATCAATCATCAGCATTCCATCCTTTACATTGTCAATTACGAATACGTTTACTTTGTGCTGTCGAAGTCTGTGGTGCTCGCGTTCCTGCGCGTCTGTGGGCTTTTGCCCCTCACGCTTGAACTCGCAAAAGAACATCCTGCCATTGGACATGATGAACAATCGGTCGGGTACTGCTGCTCTGCTTGGACTGGTGAACTTGTACGCTAAGATGTTCTTAGTCTTTGCGTACTCGCAGACTTTTTCTTCAATCTGCTTTTCCAGCAATTTCCACCTCGATAAGTTTTGCCAAGTAATGCGAAGCCTTGCGCAGGTCTTCCACACCGCCCTTCTCCTTCCAACGACTCACATACTTGACGATGTTGCCTTCCAAATACCCCAGGTTGTTTGCCACGATGTAGTCCCAAGGCTGGATCGCCTTGGTAACGTAATGCGTGCCACCATGCTGCATATCGTTCATGCGAGAATTAGGCATAGCTTTTCCACCTCCTTCACATAAAAATCAAAGTCAACCGGCAGCGAGATGTCCTTGATGTCGTTGCACACTTGCACACCCCATCCTGACTGCACACCGATCTTGCGCCACTCTGTTTTATCTTTGAGCGGCGGCATCCACTTCACCAGTGAGTCGCCACCTTCGGCAACGTAATACCGACTTGTGTTCTGAATGGTCTTGTACTGCCCATTCGATTCGACGCTCAGGTGCGAATTGCGAGGCACCTTGATGCGACACATGAAGTCCATGATGTCGGGCCATCGCTCAATCGTTTCCCGAATAGGCGCACCTTCAACCAGCACCTTCTCTGCGACCTTCGCCACCACCAGTGCTGAAGCGTCCTGATGCCATGCCATGTTGTACTCATACGCACCCTTGCGCTTGAGTGACCCATCTTCGTATTGCCCAATGTAGTTGTTCACATCGCGGATCATCATCGCGCGGTAGGTCTTTTGCTCCATCTGAAGTCCGGTCTGTTGCTCCCATTCCCGAACCCAATACTCAACCTGATCCACGCAATCGTATGGCAACCTGATCGTTAATCCGTCAGTGTTAGCCTGGATCATCTGCACTCCATGAAACTTGAGTAGTTTCTCAGCCAACATGCAGAGCAACAGTTGACCGTTGAGCGTGATCTGCATCGTGAACAGCGGATCGTAAAAGATGCTGAACTTGTTGTTGCTGTCACCGTAGACACCGTTCAACGCGAGCTTGAGCATTGCGTTTTCGGCAGACCCCTTCGGGTAGCTTTTACGTTGCTCGAAAAGCTCACCGTAGATCGAGCAGAACCGATTAGTCAGATGTGCGGGGTGGAACCCGCACTGGATCGCCAAGGTCGGGTAGTAACTGGTGACATCCAAGTCGATGATGACGTTATCGTCATCCGACTCCACCACCATCGACTCAACCGACCCATGAATGCCGCCGAGTCCGAACACAAACTCAAACCCGTTGATGCTGGCTCGCAAGTCCTTGAAGACACCTTTTGTCTCAGTGATCGACTGACCGAGTAGCCAGTTGTGAACCCGAACAAACTCAGGCTGACTGAAGTTGATCCACGGCAGAATCGCGTCCTTCAAGTGAATCACCGGACGCAGTGTCTGCAACGGCTCGCGCCCATCGGGGCCGACCTTGTAGCACTGCACACCGGCTGACTCAAGCTCCATCGCAAAGTAGTCTTTGCCGATCTTCGTATCGTTGTGGTTCATGAAGTCGCGCTTGAGCTTCGCACTCAGTTCTTCTCTGAACCGAATCATCGGCAACGTGTGCTGATAGAACCGTTTTGTCTGCGCCACATCGTGCTGGTTGTACAGCTTGAGCTTTTGGATATCTTGGCGGTCAAGTATGGTGCCAACAGGAAACGGTAGATCAGCAATCGAGTCTGCCCGCATGTTGAACTCCAAAGCCTTTAGACCAGTGCTGCGGGCTTTGTTGTCGAAGTGGTGAATCTTGAACAGATCGATCTGCTCGACCATGCGATCAGTGGGCTTGACCATGTGCTTCCATCGGTCATCACCATCCTGCCCCTGAATAATCGCCTGGGCTTTGTCGTACAGCGCCGCTGCGCTTGCCTTACCCATCTGCATGAACGTGTGAAGAACCGGATAGTCAAACCCAAGGTTGTTGAATCCGACCATCCGGTGCTTACCGTTGCGCAACCAGTGCAAGAACTCCCGCAAAGCATCGGAGTCGTTGCACCAGTCGCTGATTTCAAACGACCATTGAGCAGGCAAGTCCGCGTGCTCCACGGCAACCGTGAACGCATTCGGAAAAGTCTCAATGTCGTAAATGAAATCCATTACTGAGGCATCATGAACGGAGGCAGAGGCATCGGGGCTGCGGCAACAGGAGCGGCAGGCGCAGCCACGGCACCGAACATGCTGGATGCGTCAGCAGCACCCTCACCGAACGCCTTGTCGTCGCCAGCGAACTGGATCGCCACTAAGTCGCAGCGCACACCGCGCCCGTGCTTGTTGTCCTGCAACCAAGGCTTGACGGCAGCGTTTACACGACAACCACCGTACATGGCGCGGGTCAGTGCCTGATAAGCCATCGTGTTCGCAGGATCGACTGGCTGACCGTCAGCCTGGATTACCTGCGGAGGCGTATCCCGACCGGCAGTGATGAACACGTTGCCAGCGTAGCCATCATACGGGGCGAAGGTCTTCTTGTTGACCTTCTCCTCACCGCGTCCATAGCAGCGGGTCTTGCGGTCACCATTGATCATGCTCATCACGGTGTTGGCGTGCTCTTTCCATTTGTCGAGCGCCATCGCACCGTACCGCTGCATGAACTGGGCAAAGCCAGCGTGATCCTGCGGCATGATGAACTCGCAGTTGTACGAAATACGGGTAGCACCCGTAACTTCGTTGACCTGCTTCTGCGGTTCTGCGATGTGCGGGAACGACAGACGCACGTTGCTGAGATAGATGATGTCCGACATAACAATTACTCCTGAGTTGTTAACCATGACGGTAGGGATTCCACTGCACCGAAGAGCGGCGCAGCGTTGACTGTGATAGCAGTGCGGCTATCACTAGCAAGTGCGACGACAGGCTCGCCATACGTCTTGCTGACGTACTCGGATTCCATCGTTTTGAGTTGACGCTCGGAAAGCGTCTTGCTGGTAGCAGCGTCACCGCTGCCCTTTTCCCATTTGAGCTTTTCAGCCTGAGCGGGACTTACAAACTTGGACACATACAACGCCGATTTAGGCACGCCCATGCGCTTGAGCTTGTCCTCCATCTCCTCATCGGAGTAGCGCCACGAACGGGTGCCGCGACCGTTGACCAGCTTCAGACCGGCGATGGTCTGACCAGCACGCAGGCGGCGCTGGGCTTCCTCATGCACACCATCGAGTAGTGTCCGCATGAGAGGCGCAGCCTCCATGATCTGACGAATTTGATCGTCAGTCATACTCTTTGGGTCTTTGTCTGCGCTTTGCTGCGCAAGGTCAAGCGGGGCCGCTTGAATGGGACTAAACATCATTCCGATTCCTTCCATTACGTTTACTGCCAGTGCGGAGCAAGCGCCCTTCGCACGGCAAAATTTACATTGACTATCACCAGGAACCAACGGGGCATCAGGATCGTCTGTTGCCGCCACTTCAGCCTTTAGCTTATCGACATTATCGGCAAACCAGCCAATCGGTCGATCATCATACCGCACCGCCATCCCACCTTTCATCCGCAGTTTAGGCTGGATCACTGTCATACGGATCGACTGGCAAGGCCAAGGTAAGTCGATAACCTCGGCCAACGTGCCGTAGGCGTACTGCTCCAGTTGAAGAATGGCGCTGTCCCACGCATCAGTCATGCCATCCTTGTAGTCGATGATCTCAAGCGTGTCTTCGGTGATGATTTGGCAATCCACCGTCCCGCCCATGTCGCTGCGTCCAAAGATCGACTCAGGATTAACCTTTCGCTCCGACACCACCTGCGGATGCTTACCCTGCATATGAAGAATAAAGATCCGCTCACAGATGTAGTTAACGGCTAACCACACCCGCTCGGCGCGATCCTCATCAACTACGAAGTCGCCTTCATGGTCGGTAAAGGTCTGACCAATGAACGTGTGTGGATCTTTAAGCCCATCATTGATGCAGTGTTCAAGCAGCGTGTGCGAGTGAGTACCATCAATCGCAGCAGGCCCGGACGGTTGCTCCGGGTACTTTTCTTCTTCACGGATTGAGCCAGGGCAAGCCCGGAACCGATACCGCTTTGAGGGTGAACGCGAGGCGTGCGTGCTCACCGCAGTGCCTCAACCTTGCTGTGGAACTCGGCGTAATGTTCAGCCTTCACATCGTTGATGTTCGCGTAACCCATCCCGGTCAGGATGGCTTGGATCTCCTGCCCTTTTGCGGGGCCGACAGCACGGTACACATCCATGACGTACTGGATGAGTCCTTTGGCGTCTGCAAACGGTGCCGGTGCAGCCGCAACAACAGGAATGGGTTGCGGCACAACAACAGGTGCTGGGGCCGGTGCAGGCGGGGCAACCGGAGCGGGTTGGACGGCAACGGACGGCAACGGACGAGCTGCACCGGTGCCATATGCTGCGATGGTTGCGGTCAGTGCCGTGATCGCGGCAGTCAGTGCTTCAATTTTCAGTTCGATTGACATACAGTTTTTCCTTACGGGTTACGGGTGCTGCGATGGTGAGGCGATCTTCAACGAAAGCCTCGATTAGTTCACGCAAGATGTCGGCAGGTGTGCCGAACTTGATTGCCTTAGCGTGAAAGCTGCGCCGCGTCGAGCTTGTTACTCGCACGGTCAAAACGTTGTTTAAGGGTTGTTTGCTTATCATGCTTGCAAGTGTGATACCGATGACCTACACTTGTCAACACCCCAAGGCAAAAAAAACCCCGCGAAGGGCGCGGGGCTGAACGGAGAGAAAAGGACAAACACATGAACACCAAAGACACTATATGAGCATTCTGCAATCAGTGCAATCACATCCTGCGTCAGTCGATGCGTACATCCGACACGGGTGGAGTCTTGTCCCGATACCTGCTGGCACCAAGGGGCCGCGCACGCCTGCGTGGAACCTCAAAGAGAATGCACTGCGTAGTCAGACCGATCTGCCTGCGGGCTTTGGCATCGGACTGGCCCATGCGTACAGCGGCACGATGGCGCTCGACATCGACAACTGGAACGCCACGGTCAAGCACGGCATTGACCTAGCGGCACTCTACGCTGCGCCTGATGCCGTGATCGTTGACAGCAGCAGGCCGGGGCACGGCAAGTTGCTGTATGCCATGCCGTTTGCATTGCCATCGAAGAAAATCATTGTCGATGGTGTGACCGCTTTCGAGCTTCGATGCGCAACTGCATCGGGCTTGACTGTGCAGGATGTGCTGCCGCCAAGCATCCATCCTGACACAGGTCAACCGTACAGATGGGCTGGCAGTGGTCATTGGACAAGACTGCCGCTTATCCCTGAGTCGATTCTGTTGTTGTGGCAGTCGATGCTCAACGATGACAAAGCGCGCAGCATTCCGACAGATGGGCCGATTGGTGCATCGTGGAGTGAAATTAAATCGGCAGTCGATGCAATCCCGCCCACCTGCACGCGAGATGAGTGGATCAGTGTCGGCATGGCGCTGCACTACGCTGGCACACAGACCGACCAGCTCAATGAGTCGTTCCATGTGTGGGATCAGTGGTCGCAGGGTGCGCCTGATAAGTATCCTGGCGCACATTCGATGGTGGTGCAGTGGTCGAGCTTTAGACCGGACAAGGCGACTGCGGTCAAGCTCGGCACGCTCTACTGGCTTGCTAAAGAGAACGGGTGGGTGCGTCCACCTATCGATGTTGCTGGTCTGTTCGCAGCGTTGCCAGTGCTCAGTCCTGCGACAGTGATCGAGGACTTTAGACCACCCGCGCCCGACATCGATCTGAGTCTGTTCCCAAAAGTCTTAGGCCAGCGAGCACAGGAAGTCAGTGAGTCCATCGGATGCGATCCACTGATTCCAGCCTTCGCTGGCCTAGCCGCAGTATGTGCGGTAGTCGATGCGCGGATTAGACTTGAGTTGATGCCTGGTTTCAAAGTGCCACCAGTTTTGTGGCTTATGACGATTGGTGCGCCAGCAGACAAAAAGTCTCCCGGTAGTAAACCCATGCTGACTGTGCTCAAAGCCATCGAGCTTGAGGATAGGCCACGATATCAGCAAGACTTACTTGATTGGGAAGGCAAGGAGGCAGCACATGCTGCTGCGAAGCGGGCGTTCTTAGAGTTCGCAGCCTCACCTGAAGCTCTGCTAGGTGGGTCGCAGCCACCCATCGTACCCAATCTTCCCGCAGCACCTGCTCCGTTGCGATTCACCATATCGGATGTAACCAGTCAGAAAATGGTGCGACACGCAGCAGAGCGCCCGCGTGGTTTGCTGCTGTACCTTGATGAAATGGCAGCATGGGGCAAAAAGCTCACAGACAAGCATACGGGTGAGGATAGATCGGCATGGGTGGTCTCGTATGAGTCTGATTACTACGAAATGGATCGGGTTGGTGCTGGCAGCATCTTTTGTGAGAATTTAGCAGTTAGCATTTTCGGAAACATTCAACCCCGAGTGTTTTCCGAACTTTTGCCGAACATGAGCACAGACGGACTGTTGCAACGGTTCATTCCTGTTGTGCTGCGTGGTGGTCGGGCAAAACTGGGCAACCCCATGCCTGAGTGGGCGGGATCGACTGCGCAGTGGGAGTCTATGCTGCGCATGATCCATTCGATTCCCGAACAGACCTACACAATGTCGGATAGTGCGTACACTGAGTTCCGCGCATTCCAGGAATGGTATGAAGAGCGTAAGCAGGATGAGCGCCTGCTGTTGTCGAATGATGTGTTCATGACCGCATTTGGCAAAATCGAAGGCACCACGGGTAGGCTTATCCTGATATGGCACATCATGGAGCATCCGCACCAGTCGCGGGTCGATGTGCAGACAGTGCGTACTGTTGTTCAACTTGTGCGGCAGTACGTCATATCGGCGTTGCGCTACGCATTTGGTGAGCTTGACTCGTTTAGTGGTTGGATAGCCGACTACATCATCCAGTTTTGCGACAAGGGCACAATTACGATGTCGGAACTGCGAAGGGCTGCGAAGCGGCAATTCGATGGTGTGTCGCAGCACATGCAGGAACAGACGATTCTAAACAACATGCGAGAGCTTGAGGAGGCAGGGTGGGCGATTCGCATCGATGACGGGTCACGCGAGCACCAGCACCATGCAGAGTGGGCACTGAATGCAGGATTGAAGGAACGGTTCGCAGACTATCGTCGTCGCGTGGTGCAGGCTAAACAACGGCGCAAGGACGAGCGGCATGGTGTAAAGATGCCGCCCATATGGGGTAACGATGACTAAGAGTCCATCAGTTTCCTGATGTCTGCGAGAATCAATGCTTTCTGTCTCGGACCACGCTCGGGGCAGTGCGTTATTAGACCACGGTCAAAGTCCACGCGAGAAACGATCAAGTAATCGTGAAACTGCCCGACCTGCACACTGATCGTGTCGGTCACTTTGACTTCCCCATCAATGCTGTCGTCGCCATTAGTCCATGATTGGACAGTGAACCCATACTTGCGCAAGAACGCTGCAATTGCTTCAGGTGTCATGATTTATTCTCCGATTGGTTTACGAGTACGGCCACGATGATCGGTCCTTGCCTGCGGTAAGAATGCGGGCATCAAACCTGGTGCTATCGCATCGAGTGTGTTGAGCACTTCGATCAGTCGATACGCAGCAGCAGACGGTTCTCTGTGTCCATCGAGCCACTTGCGCGCAGTGGTCTGAGGCACACCTAGCAGGTGTGCCAGTCCCTTGTCTGTTAGGTCATGGCGGGCAACCAGTGCCCGCACTTGGTCCTGTGCACTCATTTGTGCCTTCCAACGATGAACAGCAGGATGACGTTAACGATCAGAGCGATCAATTGATTGTCCCCCATGCGTTCGGATTGCAACGATAGAACTCATCACGTTGTTCGTCGGTCATGTGATCGACCGCATCGCGCAGATAACCTAGCAGTTCGGCAATGTCAGCGTCTGCATCGATGACGCACGCGATCAATTCGGCAACTTGAATGTTGCCAGCAGCATACGCCTGGCGTTCTCTTTCAGTCAGTGTGAACATGTGAGTCCTTAGAATGAGAAAAGGAAAACAACAGCAAGGTAAAACCCTGCGCCCACTGCTACTGCAAACAGCAGCCCTTGCCAGAATTCGATGTCGTCGTCATTCATTCCTTGTTCTCCAATTCCAATTCGATATAACGGATCAAAAGCTCGCGCAGTGCGTCCAGTGCAGGATCGGCAGTAAATACGATGCTGGCAATGCCACCATCATCGATGCCCATATGCTGCTGCACATGGGCACACATGGCATCGAGTCCCACATCGAGTGCCTCGCGTGCCAGTGCGTCAATCATTCGTTCTCTCATGATTGAATGCTCCCTATCACGATATGACGCAGTGCTGTGTCGATGTGGTCATCGTTTGCATATGGGTATAACGTGTCGAGAGCAAATGAGAGAAGGCCAGATGCATAGAATAAATCCCATCTGTAACGCTTGTCGGGATCGCTCACATGCTCACATGCTGCGAGTGCTGCACGATGTGCCTGTAGGCGTTCGATGCCCAGTCTCATGCACGTTTCGACTATTGCTTCGCGCATATGCTTGATGTGCTCGGGTTTGATTTTCATGGTGTGTGCGTCCCTAGAATAATGCTGGTGGTAGGTCGGGCTGTTTGCGCTTTGGCCGGTATGCCCTGCGCAGCCGACCGAATGGCCAAGCAGGGTCTGTCTTAAAGGGCCACGATGGGATCGGCTCGGGTTTCAAACGTCAAACCCGATGTCGAACTCAAACGCTTGCAGTTCCTCATCGGTCATCTGACCAGTGCACAGCAGCCACAAGTCTCCGTCTTGATGGAGTGTGTAGCACGCTCCACTTCTCCAGTATTGAAACTCTCGCAGAATCTCATCCCATGCGTCCCAGTAGTGCTCCGAGTCGGGGCCTGCTGCGCACTGCTCGCGTGCCCAGTCAGACACACCAATGACGCGTCCCATGCTGGGATCGAGGCACTCCTCGACGAAACGCTGGGGGATGTAGATACCACTGGCATCCGATAAAATTAAAGTTACGGCATCCATAATTGACCCTCAGAATGAAGAACAGAAAACGATTGAATCGTCCAGCACTGCGACAACGGTAGTCATTTCCTCAAGGTAGCGGGTAGCGACTACCTGTGCTCCCTCGTCGTAGTCATCATCGAGCTTGTAGTCGTACATCACTTGCTCAAATGTGGACTGTGTGTAGTCGCAGCAGATAGCGATTACATCAAGTTCTATCTCCTCGCCTGTCTCCTCCTCGTACTCCTCGAAATATTCGAAGAGCACATCGAGTGCTGCATAGGTGAAGTTATTTGGTCGCATCTGTTCGAATGCACGATGGAAGTCGTAGCAAGAAACGGTAGTTTTCATGGTGTGTTCTCCGAATGGGGAGCAGTGCTCCCCAGTGTGTGAGTCAGCGAGTGGTTTTCGACTTGGGCTTTTCATCACGGCATGTGTCGCACACACCAGTTGTGATGAAGTCCCGCTTGTATCGCGCCTTCAATGTCGCAGTAGTGGGAACTTGAAAAACGCTGGGGGGTTTGAAAGTCCCGCAACGGGAGCAGGCCTGCTCCGGTACGAAATAATCAGTTAGGGCTTGCTGTAGTGCTTTCATGGTGTGTTGTCCTGTGTGTGGGTCAGCGGGTTTTGTTGAGGATGGTTAGAGCTTTGGCTGCTAAGTCGTAGGGATCGGCTACATCGTGAACGTCATAGCCGAGGATCGCCAGTGCTGCGTAGACGGCAGTCTTGAGACTGACCCCATCGTTCGACGCCTTGTAGTAGCGGGCAACTTGTACGAGTGCTGTGACAGTGTGCAGTGACTTGGCTAGGGTTTTCTGAGTCATGGTGTGTTCTCCGATAGTGGGGAGCACTGCTCCCCAGTGTGCGTAGTCAATCAGATGACGAATTCTGGGTGGTTGCGAACACTGAAAATGTCAGCGTAATCGAGCAATGCTAAACGGCTACGCTTGGTCATCGCACTGCGAATCAGCGCCGACAGTGAACGAGCGACCAGATCTGACATGCCCATCTTATGAGCGACGGCAAGCTTCGTTACTTCGCGAATCTCAGACTTGTTCATGGTGTGTTGTCCTGTGTGGGTTGTCATGCACTGAGTGCATGAGTGAAACTATACCTGTACCTTGTACTGTGTGCAATAGGGAATCGTTCCACTTTTGTGACTTATTGCACAATGTTGGAGTGAGTGTGCCAACTGGACGCAAAACGAGTAGGTCGATTTTGAGGAAACCTATAATTCTGTACCCACTGGAAAATAGTCTAGAAACGCTCTAAAGAGACCCGTACATCGTATGGTTAATCGGTCTGCGCCTGCTCTAAATTTCTCCCAGATTTTGACTTACGCTTTTCCGGCGACTTGGCACATGGCCCTGACCCACTGTGCAACATGGGCACAGTGTGCACATGTTCTGCACCTTGTGCAAGTGATGCCTGTCTTGCTGGGGCATATGGTACTGCGACCCCTTTTACCAGCCTACCGCCCCAGTGAGTGCTCACTAACCTAGCCTACCGCCCCAGTGAGTGCTCACTAACTTGGGGCATCAAAGGGGTCGCGCCAGCAAAGGGGTCGCGCGGCTCGATGCCCCCGGCTAGGGCCGAGCGCAACATGCAATAGCGCCGGTGGCACCACGAACACCGTAAAAAATTTTTATAAATATAAGTTGCACGTTGTCTATTTATGCGGTAGCAAGACACTTCCCGTGCTAGGATCAGGACACTATGGATAAACAAACTCTTGATTCCGTAGGCGCAGAAACTGCGGTAGCTACAAACTCCAATTCGTTGCCGGATTGGCTAACCGCTCCTGCGCCACGCCCACCCGCCACATCGAGCCAGGGTCGCGCTTTGCTGTTCGATCTGTACGAAGCGGTCTTTCCTCGCGTACTCGATAAGATTTACAGCGGCTCGACCTTGCAGGCCGCGCTCAAGGATGACTTTCGAGACATTGACGCTGGTGCGTTCATGCGATGGATCAAGAAAGACCCCGACCGGCACGGTCTGTACAAAGAGGCCAAAGAGATTCGCACTGAGGCTTGGGCAGGCAGGCTCATCGACCATGCGGTAGGTGCTGACTTGGCCGAGGACGTTCAGCGTTCCAAGGTAGCGGTGGACGCCTACAAGTGGCTGATGGCTGCGGACAATCGTCGCGTGTATGGCGAGACAAAACAGATTGACTTCGGTGGCACCATCTCGATCAACAGCGTGCTGGCTGCGGCACGCGAGCGGATCGTGAACGTGATCGACATCACTCCCCAACTGGAGATGGACGACTGATGCAGAAGCCCATCTACAGCGCCGAGGAGGAGATGGTGCTGATGACTCAGTTGTGGTCGCCGCAGATTGCCGATGACCCCGAGACATTCGTTATGTTTGTCTTCCCGTGGGGGCAGCCGAACACACCCTTGGAGAAGTTCAAGGGGCCGCGTATGTGGCAGCGTAAGGTGCTGCGCGAGCTTACAACGTTCATCAAGGCTAACCGGGGTAAGCTGACCAACAATGAACTAATCGACGCGATGCGCGATGCCACGGTGTCGGGTCGAGGCATCGGGAAGTCGGCACTGGTCAGTTGGCTGATCCTGTGGATGCTGACCACGCGCATAGGATCGAGCGTGATCGTAAGCGCCAACAGCGAGAACCAGCTTCGTAAGGTCACTTGGGGCGAACTGACCAAGTGGGCAACGATGGCGCTCAACGCCCACTGGTGGGAACCGACCGCGACAACCCTGGTGCCCGCGCAGTGGCTGGCCGAGCTTGTCGAGCGTGACCTCAAGAAGGGCACACGCTACTGGGGCGCAGAGGGTAAGCTGTGGTCAGAAGAAAACCCTGATTCGTATGCCGGTGTGCACAACATGGACGGCATGATGGTTATTTTCGATGAGGCGTCCGGTATCCCCGACAGCATATGGTCGGTGGCCGCGGGGTTCTTTACAGAGAACATCCTCGACCGTTACTGGCTCGCGTTCAGCAACGGACGACGCAACCAGGGCTACTTCTACGAAGCGGTCGAGGGTAGTAAACGGGACTTTTGGAACTCGCGCAAGATCGACGCTCGCTCAGTCGAAGGCACCGACCAGTCGATCTACAACCAAATCATCGAAGAGTACGGCGCAGATTCTGACCAAGCCCGTATCGAGGTGTATGGCGACTTTCCCAAGAGCGGTGACGATCAGTTCATCGGGCCGTTTGTAGTCGATGAGGCAGTCAAACGCCCGCTCTACAAGGACGCCACCGCACCCATCGTCATCGGCGTAGACCCCGCTCGCAGCGGCATGGACTCCACCGTCATCGTAGTGCGCCAAGGACGGGACATCACCTCGATCAAACGCTACCAAGGCGACGACACCATGACCGTTGTCGGGCACGTAATTGAGGCCATCGAGGAGCATAAGCCCACTTTGACCGTAATTGACGAGGGTGGGCTTGGCTACGGCATCCTTGACCGGCTGGTTGAGCAGCGTTATAAGGTCAAAGGGGTTAACTTTGGCTGGAAAGCTAAAAACTCGGTCATGTGGGGCAATAAACGGGCCGAGTTGTGGGGCGAAATGCGCAATTGGCTCAAAACTGCCTCAATTCCAACCGACCGACTGCTTAAAAACGACCTGACTGGACCTAAAACCAAGCCCGACAGCAGCGGCAAAATATTTTTAGAGTCCAAAAAGGACATGAAGTCGCGCGGATTGGCTTCTCCCGACGCTGCGGACGCTATTGCAGTAACTTTTGCGTTCCCGCTGGCCCACCGAGAGTACAATCCTAAGCTGCCCCGGCGTGCAATGGCTCCCGGAGGAGTCAGTAACTCTTGGATGGGATCGTAATGCCACTCAAAAAGTCTCCGTCAAAAGAAGCATTCCGTAAGAACGTAGCAGCGGAAGTAAAAGCGGGCAAGCCTCCTAAACAGGCAGTAGCCATCGCTTATTCGGTCAAACGTGAAGCGGCGAAGAAGAAATGAAAAAGCCCGGACTGTACGCCAACATCAACGCTAAACGCGAGCGCATCAAAGAAGGTTCCGGCGAAAAGATGCGCAAGCCGGGAACCCCAGGCGCGCCGACGACAAAAGATTTCAAAGAGTCTGCCAAGACTGCGAAAAAGAAATGAGCCAAAAAGAAATGCTTGATACGATGCGCGACCGTCTAAAGACGGCCATCGCAGCGTATTCAGACTCACGCGAAGATGAGCTAGACGATCTTCGCTTTATGGCTGGCTCACCTGACAACCAATGGCAATGGCCTGCGGACGTATTGGCGACTCGCGGTGCGGTGCAAGGTCAGACCATCAACGCACGCCCCTGCCTGACCATCAACAAGCTGCCCCAGCACGTTCGGCAGGTCACCAACGACCAGCGTCAAAACCGGCCCAGTGGCAAGGTCATCCCCGCAGATGATAAAGCCGATCCCGAGGTTGCTGAAATCTTCAACGGACTGGTGCGCCACATCGAGTACATGTCGGACGCAGACATTGCCTACGACACTGCCTGCGAGAACCAAGTCACTTACGGCGAAGGCTACATCCGCCTGCTGACCGAATATTGCGACGAAAACACGTTCGATCAGGATATTCGGATCGGACGTATTCGCAATTCGTTTTCGGTTTACATGGACCCGATGATCCAAGACCCTTGCGGCTCAGATGCGCAATGGTGCTTTATCACCGAGGACATGACTAAGACTGAATATGAGCGCATGTATCCTAACGCAGCGCCCATCACCAGCATCATGTCACAAGGTATTGGCGATCAAGCCCTGTCAATGTGGATTACGCAAGAAACAATTCGTATTTCTGAATATTTTTACTATGAAACGAAACAAGAAACTCTAAATCTGTACCCCGGCAACGTGGCCTATTTTAAGGGCACGCCCGAGGACAAACAGATGCAGATGATGGGGATGAAGCCCATCAAATCGCGCCAAGCCGACCGCAAACAGGTTAAATGGTGCAAGACCAACGGTTACGAAGTCCTAGAGGAACGGGACTGGGCTGGCAAGTGGATTCCTGTCGTCCGAATCGTTGGAAACGAGTTTGAAGTAGACGGGCAAATGTACATTTCGGGCCTTGTGCGCAACGCCAAGGATGCGCAGCGGATGTACAACTATTGGGTGAGCCAAGAAGCAGAGATGCTGGCGCTGGCACCCAAAGCGCCGTTTATTGGCTACGGCGGGCAGTTTGAGGGCTACGAACAGCAGTGGAAAACGGCTAACACTACCAACTGGCCGTATTTAGAGGTCAATCCCGACGTTACAGACGGTCAGGGTGGGACACTGCCATTGCCCCAACGGGCATTGCCTCCAATGGCGCAAACAGGGCTTATTCAAGCCAAAATGGGCGCTGCGGACGACATCAAATCGACCACGGGGCAGTACGACTCCAGTATCGGCGCGACCTCCAATGAACGCTCGGGCAAGGCGATCTTAGCTCGCGAGCGTCAAGGCGATACCGGCACTTATCATTTCGTAGACAACCTTGCGCGTGGCGTGCGGCACATCACGCGGCAAATAATTGATCTAGCCCCGAAGATTTACGACACGCAGCGCATTGCTCGGGTCATTGGTCTTGACGGTGAAACCAGCATGGTCAAGATGAACCCTGACCAGCAGGAGCCTGTGCGCGAGATTCGGGATGAATCGGGTATTGTCATTGAAAAGATTTACAATCCCAGCGTTGGCAAATACGACGTTGTGGTGACCACTGGGCCGTCCTACATGACTAAGCGTCAAGAGTCGATGGAGGCCATGTCGCAGATTTTGCAAGGTAATCCCGGCCTCTGGTCAGTCGCTGGTGACTTGTTCGTCAAAAACATGGACTGGCCGGGTTCTGCTGAAATGGCTGAACGCCTGCGCAAGACCATTGATCCGAAGTTGATGGAAAATCAAGACGATCCGGCGCTGCAAGCTGCCAACCAGCAAATTCAAGCAATGGGTCAAGAAATGGAAGGTATGCGCAACATGCTCCAAAGTATCAGCAACTCGATGGAGTTCCAAGAGTTGCGGATCAAAGAGTATGACTCCGAGACTAAACGCATCAGTGCGGTCGCAGCGGGTATGCAGCCTGAGCAAATTCAAGAGATCGTAGTGCAGACGTTGCGCGATGTAATGGAGCTTGGCGTGCAGATGCCGGGCCCGCCCGAAATGATGCCTGAGGCTGAAGAGCCGGGGATGGAACAATGAGTTGCGCTGACTTTGTAGGGGCGCTGTTTTTGGCGCGAGATGTGGCGCACAGCGTCCATCTGAATACCCGTTCTTACGCAAAACATGTAGCGCTTAATGAGTTCTACGACAACATCGTGGAACTAGCGGATAAGTTTGCTGAAGCCTATCAAGGTCGGCATGGTTTGATCGGGCCGATCACGCTGAAGTCGGCTCGCAAGACTACCAACATCTTGGAGTTCTTGCAAGATTCGCTTGCTGAGATCGAAGATGCTCGGTACAAGGTCTGCGAAAAGACCGATACACCCATTCAGAACATCATTGATGAGATTGTTGGGCAGTACCTGTCCACTCTCTACAAACTTCGTTTTTTGGCGTAATAAATGGCTCTTGCGCTATTTGACCGAATACAAGAAACCAGTACAACTACTGGAACAGGCTCGCTTACTCTTACTGGAGCGGTTCTTGGGTATAGAACTTTTCTTTCAGTTAACACTGGTGCAGCTCAGGATCAACACTATTACACAATAACTGACCAAACTGCCAGCGCAAATTGGGAAGTAGGTTTTGGTGAATATGATGTAGCAACCAACACCTTTACTAGAACTACTGTTCTCTCATCGTCAAATGCTGGGGCGTTAGTTAATTTTACATCCGGCGCGTTGTATATTTTTGCAACGTATCCGGGTGGTAGAGCAGTTTATGTAGATTCGACTGGCTTAATAAGAGCCAATGCTGCAACACCTGCTGTATTAGCTATACAAAATGGCGGGACAAACTCTGATAACGTAACTAAAGCATTTGCAGCAGTTAAAGGTTTTGTTTCCTCTGCCACGCCAACAACATTAACGCTGGATAATGGTAGTGAATACTACCAAGTTTTTACGGGCACTGGAGCAGGGACTGCGCGTTTACCCAACCCTCTTGTGGGGGCGGTAGGTGTTGGTACAGCTTATTGCATCGTAAACAATAGCACCACCGCAGGGGCTATCCGAAATTCAACCGGTGCTACTTTATACGTCACAATCCCGCCGGGGGTTACTGTAGAGTGTGTTCTAGTAGACGCTCTTGTAAATACAGCAGCATCTTGGAAATTTAATTTTTGGTTTCCGCAAGTCTCAACCACGGGTTCTGTACAGCTTACATCCCCAACGCTTGCGGCGGGTATTGCGACTGCTTCTAGAGCGCCGCTTAAATACACTTCGGGTACAAACCTAACAACGGCTGAGGCAGGGGCTAAAGAATACGACGGTGTAGTGTTTTTTTCTACGCCTAACGCAACGTCAGGCAGGGCGTATGAGCCTTCAACGCACATTTTCCGATTAGCGGCAAACGGTTCTGCAATTGGCCCTGCAATTGCCAATTTCTTTGGGGCTACCAGCGCGATTAACTTGGTGGCTAACGGTTTTTACGAAATCGAAGCGCACTGCTATTTCCTAAAAACTACAGCAGATGTTGTCACGGTCACTATTACTACGTCAGTCGCCCCTCTTAACCTAAACGGCGTTATCCAAACCGGAGCGGTTACCGGCGGCACAGCAACCGGCGCGGCGCAACAAATTGCGCTGTTTAACAGCACAGCAACTGGAGCGGCGTTTGGTGCAACGGGAACATTGACTACAGGCGTCAATCACTACATGAAGATTTCGCTGATTGTTGATGCAGCGGCTTCAAACAGCAACTTGCGTATCAACTTTACCTCCGGCACTGGTACAGTTACACCGTTGCGCGGTTCTTACTATAAAACCACCCGCTTACCAGCGGCTAATACCGGCTCTTTTGCGGCGTAATCATCATGTGGACTGTCACAGCTTTGTATGCTCAGTCGCAAGAAATTCTCACTGTTGCTTGGCTGGTGGAAATTACAGACGGGGTAAATACCGCAAGAAAAGGAGGGGAAACTAATTTGCCTACCCATCCCGTACCTTACGCAAGCCTTACCGAAGCGCAAGTCATTGAGTGGGTCAAAGAAGAGTTAGGCGCAGACAACGTAGCGGCAATTGAAGCTGATTTGAACGCGCAAATTTTGTACATGCAAAACCCTTTACCAATTCTTCCGTTGCCTTGGGCACAATAAGCAATGTTGGGGTTTCAGCCTATAGCGGCTGCGCCTTTAAGCGCAATCATACGCCCAACCCCACCAACACCCCCATCACCGGGGGATTCCGGGACATCAGTTGCTATCCGATCTTTTAACTTAGCAATTGTTATTCGATCTTTTACTAGGAAATCTTAATGGCACTCAATCTCAAAGCTGTTACAACCCGTTTGGGCTACCAGCAAATCACTTCTGTGTCAGCGGCTGTCGGGCTAACTGTGCCCACACGCGATCTGAACGGCATGAATTGCAAGCCTGCTATTGCGTTGATTGTGGCCGAAGGCGCGGCGGTTCGTTGGCGCGACGATGAAGTTGACCCGACAGCTTCAATTGGGATGCCGTTGGCTATTGGCGTCACGCTGCAATACGACGGTGACTTGGGTAAAATCAAGTTTATCGAGCAGGCAGCTTCGGCTAAGATCAACATCTCTTACTACGCTTGAGGCGGTCATGAACGTCTACAATGACAATCCGGCGGTCAACTACGTCGAATACTTTACTGTCCAGTTTCCCAAAGACCTCGCTGCAATGGCGCAGATGCGCGATGAGCTTGCCAAACGGCAAGGCTCAATGACCGCTGTTGAAGATGCGCTGGCTGATCGGCAGAAGGCTAAGGACGAACTGGCTACTGCTAGGGCTGAAGCTGCTGAATTAAAGTCAACGGCTAAGGCTACTAACGACGCAGCGACCAAAAAGAAGCAGGTTTTGGACTTGCGCGAAAAGGATGTTGAGGCGCGTGAAGATGCGTTTTACACCAATGTCAGCGTCAAGGAAAAAGAACTGACGGTTAGAGAAACCCGACTTGCGGTTCAGCAAGCTGACTTGGAAAACAATCAAACCAAACTTGATAAATTGCGTGACGCACTGCAACAAGAACGCGAACAGTTTGATGCTCGCGTTAAATCTTTCCAAGACAGAGTTGCATCGCTCAGCGTTTAAGGTATATTAACGGCACTAGCGCCGACCGCTAGGGATTCCTCGGAATCAAAATGGAAGAAAACGAAGTACCAGCGGTAGAAATACCCGCGCCGGAACCGGAAGCCACGGCAGCACCGGAACCCGAAGTAACTGAAGCGCCGGAACAACCTAAGACTTTTTCGCAAGAAGAAGTTGATGCGTTGATTGGCAAGCGACTGGCCCGAGAACAGCGCAAATGGGAACGAGAGCGCGCACCCGCGCCTCAGATCGAAGCTCCACGCGACCTCCCGCCGCCTGAGCAGTTTGAGTCTGTTGAAGCGTATGCCGAAGCACTGGCAACGCGCAAAGCAGAGGAAATGCTCAACCGACGCGAAGCCGACAGACTTCAGTCTGAGATGTTGGAAGCGTTTCACGACCGTGAAGAAAAGGCCCGTGAGAAGTACGATGACTTTGAACAAGTCGCGTACAACCCGAGCCTGAGAATTACGGAGGTGATGGCTCAAACAATCAAGGCTTCCGATGCTGGCCCCGATGTAGCCTACTACCTTGGGACTAACCCGAAAGAAGCGGATCGTATTTCCCGTTTGACCCCGTTCCTTCAAGTGAAGGAGTTGGGAAAACTTGAGGCAAGGCTGGCTGATAACCCGCCCGTTAAACGTACTTCATCCGCACCGGCACCCATTGCGCCGGTAACCGCTAGGACAACCGGCTCGCCAGCTTTCGATACGACCGACCCGCGCTCAATCAAGTCCATGTCCACTTCGGAATGGATCGAAGCAGAGCGGGCACGGCAGGTCAAAAAGATGCAGGCCAAACTTCGTTAAGGATTAGACCGTGGCAAATAGTATTCTTACCATTGACATGATCACGAGGAAAGCTCTCGAAATTCTTGAGAACAATCTTGTGATTACCCGCAACGTGAACCGCCAGTACGACGACAGCTTCGCCGTCGAAGGTGCTAAGATTGGTTCAACCCTGCGTATCCGTCTGCCCGACCGTGCGCTGGTGACTGACGGTGCCGCCCTGCAAGTGCAGGACGACAACGAGCAATACACCACCCTGACCGTTGCGTCGCAAAAGCACATTGGCGTGAACTTCACGACCGCTGAACTGACGATGCAGTTGGATGACTTTGCTGATCGTGTTCTGAAGCCGCGTATCTCGCAATTGGCGGCATCCATCGACAATGATGTTTGCACCGCCTACCGAGGCATCGCCAACTCGGTCGGCACCCCCGGCACGACTCCTTCGACTTCGCTGGTCATGCTGCAAGCCCAGCAGAAGATGAACGAGTTCGCCGCGCCGATGGCTCCGCGCTACCTCACCGTCAACCCGGCGGCGAATGCGTACTTGGTCGAAGGCATGAAGGGTTTCTTCAACCCCACCGACACCATCAGCAAGCAGTTCAAGAACGGCATGATGGGCACCGGCGTGCTTGGCTACGATGAAGTCAACATGAGCCAGTCGATTTATCAGCATACAAACGGTGACTGGGGTACGTCGATCACTTCGACGGGCACCATTTCTGTTCAAGGCACCACTTCACTGCCGATCAGCTTTACCGGCTCGACGGAGTCTTGGACCGTGGGTGATGTGTTTACCATTGCCAACGTGTTTGCGGTCAACCCGCAAACCCGCCAATCGACCGGCTCGCTTCAGCAATTCACTGTGACCGCCGCTGCGACGGGTTCTTCGACGGCTACTTTGTCGATTTACCCGGCGATCTACACCTCGGCGAACGCACTGGCGACCGTCAA